AATTTCTTCACCGACAAACTTAAAAGTTGATACTTCATTCATTGCAAACACATCCGGTTTGACAATGATTAAAACTGGAATCTCTGATGTTTGGAACGATAGATTCCTAAAGAGATATGCAACAGCGATGTTGAAACTGCAATGGGGTAATAACTTATCCAAATTTGCAGGCATTCAAATGCCAGGTGGTGTGACACTTGATGGTGTTAGAATTGCCACGGAAGCACAAGCAGAAATCGACAAGATTGAAGAAGAAATGCAATCCTATAATGTATTGCCCAGTGAAATCTTTATAGGCTAAAATGTCAACAAACTTTTACTTCCAAAACTTTCCTGTAAATCAAGTAAACAGTGAGCAACTTCTTGTAGAAGACCTTGTCATAGAGGCCATGCAAATTAACGGCATGGATGTTTATTATATCTCTAGATCAAGTAGAGATAGTGTGGACAATCTTTATGGTGAAGATACTTTAAAAGAATTTAGAAATGCCTATCCTATCGAAATGTACTTAGAAAACATTTCAGGTATGGATGGTGAAGGTGACTTCATTTCAAAATTTGGTTTGGAAATTAGAGACGAAGTTTCTTTACTGGTTTCCAGAAGAAGGTTTGCAATGACAGTACCACTCAATCGTCCTAGAGAGGGTGATCTGATCTATGTTCCATTGGTCCAAAACTTTTTTGAAGTTACCTTTGTTGAACACGAAAACGATCAGGCAATGTTCTATACATTGGGTAGAGGTCGTGATAGTAACGTTTATGTTTACGCTTTGAAACTGAAACAGTTCACTTTCTCTGAAGAAATTATTGAAACCGGTGTTGATGAAATTGATAGTGAAGCGATTGGTGCATACAGAAAAACGAGAGTTGCGGTTGCTAATAACGTGACAGGTGTATTCATACCTAATGAAATTGTTTATCAGGGAACAAGTTTGGCCAATTCATCAGCGCAAGCTGTTATATATTCCTTTACAGCAAATTCTCATATGGAAGTTATACGAGTTCAAGGTTACTTTTCCAATAATTCTCAGTTAATTGGCAATACAAGTAATGCTCGTGCTTTTGTACAATATGCGGATGAATTCTCACCAGTAAGTGAGAATATTTTTGAAGACATAGCTGATAACAAACTGATCGAACAAGAAGGCTTGGACATCATAGATTTTACGGATAAAAATCCGTTTGGAGAACCTTAATGTTAGGCAATCGACATTTTTATAACAGAACAATCAGAAAGATTGTGGTTGCCTTCGGAACACTGTTCAACGACCTTGAAATAGTTCGTTACAGTAAAGACGGTTCAACAGAATATGAAAGACTTAAAGTTCCACTTTCATATGGACCAAAAGAGAAATATATTACCAGATTAGCCTCGGATCCAGACCTTCTTCGTTCATTTGGTGTTGTTTTACCTAGAATAAGTTTTAATATGGAAGGAATAACATATGACTCTTCCAGAAAACAGGTATCTTTAACTAGAAATTTTTCTTTTGGTGAAAATGGTGTAACATCACAGTATGCGCCTTTACCATATAATTTCGACTTTACAATGTCTATCTATGTTAGAAATACGGAAGATGGCACACAAATAATCGAACAGATTTTGCCATTCTTTACACCAGATTTTACGGTCACCGTAGATTTGATTAAAGATATGGACCAAAAATATGATATGCCTATTATTCTCAATTCAGTTACGCCTGAGATTGATTATGAAGGTGATATGATCTCGACGAGAATGATTATTTGGAATCTAAACTTTACTGTTAAATCATTTATATTTCCCCCCGTCATTTCACCAGGTAATTCTGGTCTCATTCGAAGAGCTAATACTAATATCTATACAGACACAAGAAAACTAGATGCACAAAAAGTTTTTGTTGATTTTGCAACAGGTAATGGTGTATTCACTACAGGTGAAACCATAAGAGTAACCAATAAACCAGTAACCGGAAAGGTTACATATTTCAGTAATAATTCAACTGGTGTTTTGATCGTAGAAGAATTAACTGAGTTACTTGAAGAAAACGATATAATTAGAGGAGATTACTCTAATGCTCTCTTCTCAGTTGATTCGGTAGATTTAAGTCCAGTAAAGGCATTTGCTGTTGTGACTGAACCTAAACCAATTAATGCTCAACCAGATGATGAATACGGTTTCACAGAAACCATAACTGAGTGGCCTAAAACTATAACATGAAACAATTGAATCAAAATTTATCTGAAATATTTGACATAGAACCAATACCCGAAGAACCTAAATCTGAACTTGTGATTGCGGAAGTAGAAACGAGTTCAGATTTAGATTCTGATCTGAAATTAGCTAGAAGTAATATACGAGAACTTTTACAAAAAAGTGACGGTGCTATTGATAATTTATTAAAAGTAGCGGAAGAATCGGAACATCCTAGAGCTTATGAGGTTGCAGCTACTCTAATTAAAACTATGGCAGACTTAAATAAAGACCTTATAGATATACAAAAAAAACGAAAAGAGTTGACGGGTGTTTCAACTAAAGAAAACAATTCTATAAGTGTCGATAAAGCTGTATTTGTCGGATCAACAACCGATTTAATAAAAATGATAAAAAATAACAAGGAATAAAGATGGAAACTCTACAAGAAATGTTAAAAAAGGCCTTAGCTGATACCTTTGCACTCTATGTCAAATCTCATGCTTACCACTGGAATGTAGAGGGACCACTTTTCGCACAGTCTCACGATTTTTTGGGTGACTTGTACACCGAATTGCACGGTTCGATTGACCCAATAGCTGAAGAAATTCGCACGTTGGATGTTTATGCACCAACATCAATGTCCAGATTTCTCGAAATGACTGACATTGAATGTGAAAATTCTGTACCTGATTTTAGAGAAATGTGTCGAAGACTTGAATCGGATAATACCAAAGTTTTGAGAACTTTAAATGCAACTTTTGATTTGGCTGACAATTTTAAGAAACAAGGACTCGCAGACTTCATTGCAGGTAGAATTGACGCACATGAAAAACATGGTTGGATGTTGAGAAGTTTTTTAAAATAAATTATGAGTGATGAAGGTTATCTTGGTAATAGTAGGTTAAAACGTGCTGACGTAGAGATTTCTTATACTGAAGAACAGTTAATAGAAATTGCTAGGTGCATCGATGATCCAATCTATTTTATCAAAACATATGTAAAAATTGTTAACGTTGACCATGGTCTTGTTCCATTTGCTATGTGGGACTTCCAAGAAGGTATGGTGCAAACTTTTCATGAAAATAGATTCACAATTGCAAAGATGCCTCGTCAGGTAGGTAAGACTACTACGGCCGCAGGTTATATGCTTTGGTGTGTATTATTTCAAGAAAATTATAGCATTGCAATTCTTGCTAACAAAGGTGCTCTCGCTCAAGACATTCTCAGTCGTATACAATACGCATTCGAATATCTACCTGTCTGGTTGCAACAAGGAATCATTACTTGGAATAAACGAAATATTGAACTAGAAAATGGATCAAAGATTGCTGCTTATGCAACAAGTGCAGCTGGTGTTCGAGGTGGTTCTTATAACCTAATCTTTCTAGATGAGTTTGCATTCGTTCCACAGAATATGGCAAACGATTTCTTCACATCAACATATCCTGTTATCTCTTCCGGTAAAACAACAAAGGTTATTATTGTATCGACTCCATACGGACTGAACCACTTCTATAAGATGTGGGTTGATGCAGAAGAAGGAAGATCAGATTATAAGACTATTGAAGTACACTGGTCAATGGTACCAGGAAGAGATGAGGCATGGAGAGAACAAACGGTAAGAAACACCAGTGAAGAACAATTTAGACAAGAATTTGAATGTGTTGACGGTAACACATTAATTGAAGTAATGGATGAAAATGATATTGTTATGGAAGTTAAGATAAAACATTTATATGAATTCATGAGTCCGAATTTATAGGAATTATAAATAGTCCTAAAGGAGATTCTAATGAATTATAGGACTATTTGGAAAAAACACTTTGGTGAAATACCAAAGGATTCTGATGGAAGACCTTTCGAAATACATCATATAAACGGTGATCACAAGGATAACAGAATTGAAAATTTGAAATGTGTGACCATAAAAGAACATTATGACATTCATTACAATAATGGAGATTATGGAGCTTGTGTTATGATAGCGAAGAGAATGAATCTTTCTGTCGATTTCATATCACAAATTCAAAAAGGGGTTAAAAGACCAGGTGTAGGGGGAGTAAAAAAAGGTAATGTTCCTTGGAATAAAAATAAAAGTGGTTATATGTCACACTCGAAGGAAACCAAGAGTTTACTTTCAGAGAAGAGTTCCGGAGAAAATAACCCAAAAAGTAAATTGACTGAAGATGATGTGAAAAATATTATAGATTCTTACTTAAAAAGACCCAATGTTCCTGATGTCGGTAAAATTATGAGAAACGGAGTTGGGATGTCATATGACAGGTCATTTTCTATACAGTATTCCAAGATGTATAATGTCAGTCCAGAAAATATAGAAAGAATAATTAAACGAAAAAGTTGGAAAAATGTTTGGCCTAAATGATAAAAACTATAGAATAAAAACTCCAAATGGTTGGGAAAATTTCAGTGGAGTTAGAAAAATAACAAAAAAAGGTTATTTTTTTCTCACTTTCAGTGACGGCACAAACCTGAAATGTTCTTCTGACCACAAATTATTTTCTAATGAAACTTTTATCGAAGTTGTTAATTTGATGATTGGAGATTTTGTTAAGACCAAAAATGGTAACACTCTTTTACTGGAAAAAACATTTTTTAATGATGAAATAGAACTGTATGATATTGTAGATTCTGGTGTAGATAAGTGTTATTATTCAAATGGTGTTCTGTCACATAATTGTGAATTCATTGGTTCTTC